AAAATAAAGAAAAAGAAAACTATTTAAACGAAAGCATTGAAATGATACGATTAAAAAAGATATTAAAAGAAGTACTACTAAAAGAAGGTGGTGCGTATGGACATATGTCTCACCCATTTGATACTGATATCAATTTAACCTTTGGACAACTTAAAGATATCGTAAATCGTGCACTCGAAGGTACACTTGAGTTCACAAGAGAGAAAACTGATGGTCAAGCTCTTGCAATTTCATGGAGAGATGGAAGATTAGTAGCAGCAAGAAACAAAGGACACCTAAAAAACAAAGGTGAGAATGCTTTAGATATCAAAGGAGTATCAGATAAGTTTCAAGGTAGAGGTGGATTATCAGATGCATACAATTATGCTATGAAAGACCTCTCAAATGCTATTTCTTCTTTATCAGAAAAACAAAGAGATAAGATTTTTAAACAAGGTGCATGTTTTATGAACCTTGAAGTGATATATCCAACATCAGTTAACGTAATTCCTTATGGACAGGCACTACTTGTATTCCATGGCACGATGGAATATAACGATGAGGGTGTTGCAATAGGTGAAAATGGTGAGGCTGCAAGAATCTTGGCAGGTATGATTAAACAAGTGAACAAAGATGTTCAAGATAATTATACGATTCAAGGCCCACCGGTTGTAAAACTACCTAAATCTACTGATTTATCCAAGAAAAAAGGAAAATATTCATCACAAATCTCTAAACTACAAAAAGAATTCAAACTAAAAGATACAGATGGTGTTGCAAACTATCATCAAGCATGGTGGGAACAATGGGTTGATAAAAATTCACCATCATCACTTGATAACAAAACCAAAATGGGGTTAGTTAAGAGATGGGCATTCATGGATAAGAAGTTTAGATTAGATAATAAAAATATTTCTGATTCTAAAACACTTGAATGGGCTAAGAAAACAGATAAAGATGACCATAAGAAAATATCTAAACAAAATCTAATGAAATTTGAACAGATTTTCTTAGGATTGGGTGCAGAGGTATTAGAATTTACTTCATCCGCACTTACAGTTAATCCTGATGCTGCAGTTCGTGATATAAAGAAACGAATTGATAAAACAATCAAGGATGTTAAGAAATCAGGTGACCCTAAAAAGATAGAAAAACTTAAATTAGAACTTGGAAGATTGAATTCAATCGGTGGTTCTAAAAAAATTGTACCAAATGAAGGTATCGTGTTCTTATATAAAGGAAATACATTTAAATTAACTGGTACATTTGCATCCGTAAATCAAATACTTGGTATCTTCTTCTAAAATTTACGGTTTCTTTAATTTGATATATTTATACATAAACAATAACCTAATATGTAACAATGGGTAAAGAGTTTAAACGAAAATTTATGCACCCAACTCGTAGAAAGTTGGTAGATATGGTTAAAACTGGTGAGTATGATAAAAATACTCAAATCGGTTATGAAGGAAAGAAGATTGAACGTAAAGTAGGTGATGTTTGGGAAGATGAACACTACAAATACGAGAAAAAAGAAGGTTATATTGTAAAACAAGGTAAAAACTCTGATGTTTTCGAGGATATTAGGAAATATCTCGCAGATTTAGAGAAATGTAAGAATAAAGATTGTTCTCATGTTGGTAAATTTAGTACTAACAACAAAAAATCAATAAAAGAGTTCGGATATTGTACAAATTGTATGTCTGAACTATCTATAGAGTTAAAAGAGGCAGGTATTTTAGAAGATTACGCAAATTATAGAGTTCTTACAGAAAGAATCAAGGTTGGATTGTTTAAACTTGAAGAAATCAAACAATCGATGGATGAATTAAAACAACAGTATGATGAAATTGATGAAAACGGACAAGTAGTCAACTCATATGTACTACCAAGACCAGTTGATGAAATGAAAGAAGAAATGGCTGGGTTCATTCAGAGGAGTAGAGAAGAAATTGAAATTATATCAGATAAAAGAAACACATTATTTGATAGGATAAAGGAGAAAAATTATGAGCATATTCTTTAATTTATTATTAAAACGATGGAGAGAATTATTTATTCTACTCCTGATTGGTATCATCCTCTTTATGAGAGGTTGTGATGCAGAGTATAACGGAGACAAAGAACTTGTTGAAGTTGATGGTGAACAATTTGAATTATTAGAACAGAAAATAGATACTGTCTTTGTAGAAAAAGAAGTAGTAGTTCAAAAATACATACCAAAGTATATTACGAAAGAAGTAATCAAAGAAGTAGAAATACCAATTGATGTAGATACATTGAAAATCATACAAGATTATTTTGCATCTTACAAAGTTGTTGATACTTTACAGTTAGCATACGATTTCCCAACAGAGGTTACAGATTCTATTGGAAATAAACCATCTGGTGATTTAGGATTTGGTATTTTAACTGATGTAATATCTCAAAACTCAATACAATCGAGAGAAATTGAATGGAATTTCAAAATACCTACAGTTTATAATACTAAAATAGTAAAAGAGTTACCAAAAAATGAATGGTACTTAGGATTTGGTGGTGGATTCGATAAACCTAACTTTATAAACAATCTTAGGGGTAGTTTATTACTAAAAACTAAGAAACAAAAAATGTTTAGTTTAGATTTAGGTGTATCCAATCAGATACAAGACCCTCTTACTGGCAACTCTAAGTTAGAACCGTTTGTTGGTGGTTCTATGTATTGGAAATTAGGTAAAAAAGAGTAATGAGTAAACAAAGTTTAAAGGAAATAATAAAACTTGAGTATCAGAAGTGTGCATCCGACCCAATACACTTCATGAAGAAGTATTGTATGATACAACATCCGGTACGCGGTAAAATTCCTTTTCACTTATATCCATTTCAAGAGAAAACACTTTCACAATTTAATGAACATAGATATAATATTGTTCTAAAATCCCGTCAAACAGGTATCTCAACCTTAGTTGCGGGGTTTTCACTTTGGAAAATGTTATTCAATCAAGATTTCAACGTATTAGTAATCGCAACTAAACAAGAAGTAGCAAAAAACCTTGTAACAAAGGTTAGGGTAATGAATGATTTATTACCAACTTGGTTAAAACAAACAACAATAGAAGATAATAAACTATCTCTTAGATATTCGAATGGTTCTCAGATAAAAGCAACATCTTCAAGTGGTGATGCTGGTCGTTCTGAAGCACTATCTTTATTAGTATTTGATGAGGCAGCGTTTATTGATAATATTGAGGAGATTTGGATATCTGCACAATCAACATTATCTACTGGTGGTAATTCTATTATACTTTCAACACCAAATGGTGTGGGTAATTTCTTCCATAGAACATGGGTAGGTTCAGAAGAAGATGAAAATGGATTTAATCCAATCAGATTACATTGGAGTGTACATCCAGAACGAAATCAAGAGTGGAGAGATAATCAAGAAACACTATTAGGACCAAAAGGTGCAGCACAAGAGTGTGATTGTGATTTTGTTTCTTCTGGTGATACGGTTATCGACCCTCAACTTTTACAATTCTATAAAGAATCATTCTGTCAAGAACCATTAGAAAAGACAGGATTCGATAGTAACCTTTGGAAATGGGAATATCCAAATTACAACAAAGGTTATATGGTTGTTGCCGATGTTGCGAGAGGTGATGGTGGTGATTACTCGGCATGTCATGTAATTGATATACAAGAGGCAACTCAAGTTGCTGAATACAAAGGTAAATTAGATACAAAAGCATTTGGGAACTTCTTAGTTGCACTTGCTACTGAATATAACGAAGCATTACTTGTGATTGAAAACGCAAATATTGGATGGGCAACAATTCAACAAGTAATTGATAGAGGATATGGAAACTTATTCTATATGAGTAAGGATTTAAAATATGTAGATGTAGAAAATCAAATGACAAATAGATATCGTGCCGAAGAAAGAGGTATGGTTGCTGGATTTAGTACTACATCTAAAACAAGACCCCTAATTATATCTAAATTAGATGATTATTTCAGAGATAAATCAGTAACAATTCGTTCACATAGATTAATTGATGAAATGTTTACATTTATATGGAATGGTAATAGGGCTGAAGCGATGAGAGGTTATAATGATGATTTAACAATGTCATTTGCGATTGGATTGTGGGTTAGAGATACCGCACTTCGATTAAGACAAGAAGGAATTGATTTAACTAAAAAAGCATTAGGTGGTATTGGAACACAAGTACATGGTGCAGTTTATGGTGGTAATTCTTTACCGAGTCATTTAGAACATAACCCATGGCAACAACAAGTAGGTGATTCGAATGAGGATTTGACCTGGTTAATTAGGTAATACTTAAAAATTATATATTTATACTGTAAGGAGTTAATTATGGATGAAATAACAAAGGCACTTTATTCGAATTTTGTAAAAACAATCAGAGAACAATCTGATGAGATACAAGAATACGATTGCGAGAACGAACAAGATTACAAAGAGATTGTTGAATTTTTAAAAGCATACAAACCAGAAGTAAACGAAGCAGAATATCAAGGAAGAAAAGTTAAACTTGGTAAACCAATGAGAGGTGATGTTAAAAAATTCAAAGTATATGTAAAGAATCCACAAGGTAACGTAGTAAAAGTTAACTTTGGACATGGTGGTTCTTCAGCAAAAGGAAAAACAATGAAAATAAAAAAGAGTGACCCTCAAAGAAGGAAGTCATTCAGAGCAAGACACAACTGTGATAATCCTGGCCCAAGACATAAGGCAAGGTATTGGAGTTGTAGAGCTTGGTAATAGGTTATAATTAAAATAAGAATAAAATGGCAGATACTTCATTTTTTGGTAGGTTAACCCGTCTGTTTTCAACACAGGCGATTGTTCGTGTCGATAGTAAAGGTAGACGTAAAGTTGTAGATACCGATGAAAGACAACGTACCAATCTATCATCTCTAAGAGATAGATATACCAAACTACAAAAAGCACAATATGAAATGGCTGGTGGAGCTCAATCCATGGCCTACCAACAAGTTCGTAGAGAAATATTCAGAGATTACGATGCTATGGATAATGACCCAATTATTGCATCTGCATTAGATATATTTGCTGATGAATCTACACTTAAAAACGAATTTGGTAACATACTTACTATTCGTTCTTCAAACGAAGATATTCAGGCAATACTACACAATTTATTTTATGATATCATGAACATTGAATTTAATCTTTGGCCATGGGTAAGAAATATGTGTAAGTATGGAGATTTCTTCTTAGGTCTTGAAATGGCAGAAGGAAAAGGTATTGTAAACGTAACTCCTTATTCAGTATACAATACAGAAAGATTAGAAAGAACAGACCCAGAAAACCCAAACTATGTAAAGTTTCACATAGAAGATGATATCAACGGAAAAGTTGATTATGAGAATTGGGAAATCGCACACTTTAGATTATTAGCAGATACAAACTGGTTACCATATGGTAAATCAATGGTTGAAAATGCTAGAAGATTATGGAAACAATTATCTTTGATGGAAGATGCTATGTTGATTCACAGAATCATGAGAGCACCTGAGAAGAGAGTTTTTAAAATTGATATTGGTAACATTCCACCAAACGAAGTTGATAACTACATGCAAAGAATTATCAACAAGATGAAGAAAGTTCCTTTCTTAGATAGAAACACAGGTGAGTACAACTTAAAGTACAATATGCAAAACCTAACAGAAGATTTCTATCTACCAGTAAGGGGTGGAGATAGTGGTACATCAATTGATAATCTTAGTGGATTAGAATATTCATCAACAGATGATATTGATTACTTAAAAGCTAAATTATTTGCAGCACTAAAAATTCCAAAAGCATACTTAGGATATGAAGAACAAATTAACGGTAAGGCAACATTAGCTGCGGAAGATGTAAGGTTCGCAAGAACAATAGAAAGAATACAAAGAATTATTGTGTCTGAATTGAGTAAAATTGCCATTGTACATTTATACTCACAAGGTATTTCAGATACGGAGATGACAAACTTTGATTTATCATTAGTAAATCCATCTACAATTTACGAACAAGAGAAAGTAAACTTGTGGAGTGAAAAAATTAGATTGGCACAAGATATCGCTGGTTTAAATATGTTATCAAAAGAGTGGGTATATGAAAATATATTTAAAATGTCTAACGAAGAAATTGATAGACAAAAAGGAACTCTGATAAACGATTTAAAAGATAGATTTAGATATCGTTCAATTGAGGATGAGGGTAATGACCCTGCAGAAGAAGATGACCCAACGGATGTTGAAGAATCTTTAGAAGCCTTAAAGAACGAACTAAAAGATAAAGGCGGTAGACCAAGAGAAGGTAATACTTATAAGAAAGACAAACATCCTTATGGTAGAGACCCTCTCGGAGATGATGAACGTACCAAAGCTAGGAAGCGTGATACGAGAGAAGGTAGGATTTCTGTAGAAAAGGCCAAACAAATGGTCAACGGAGTTTCTTCAAAACGTAAATATTTACACGAAAATGATATGTTAAACGAGGATAATCTCCTTGATGATACAAAAATTTAATTTTTAATTCATAATTGTATATTTATATTAGAGTTTTAGTATCATATCAAATTGTAAGGATAGAATGAAAAAAATTAGACATAGTAAATTTAAAAACACTGGTATTCTTTTTGAGTTACTTGTACGCCAAATCACATTAGAGATTTTGAATGGTGATAAAGAGGTGGCAAAAAACATTGTTAAAGAATTCTTTAAACAAGGTACAGAACTCTCAAAAGAAAAAAAACTATATGATTTACTTTTAAAAGAAAAGTATAACTCTGAATCAAGAGCAGAGAAATTTATTGATGCAATCTTAGAAGCACACAGTAAAATCGATAGTAAAAAAGTTACCAAAGAAAAATATAACTTAATCAAATCAATTCAAGAATCATTTAATATTGATGAATTTTTGAATTCACCGATTACAAATTATAAAACATACGCATCTATTTATAAAGTTTTCGAATCAAAATCAGTAGAAAACGCAGATGTAAGAGATGTTCTTAATTCAAGATTCACGCTTATCGAACATATTATCAGTACATCTGTTAAGAATAAAGAAAGAATCATTGAAGATAGAGCACTTCAATCTTATAAAAAACAAGAAAAAGATGTAAGATTACTTACTTACAAAATTCTTGTTGAACAATTCAATAAAAAATACACTAAACTTGATACTGCACAAAAAGATTTATTGAAAGAATATATCAATAATGTGAACAATACAAGTAAATTTGTAGATTACTACAAAGGTGAAATGAAAAAACTCGTTTCTTCTTTACATGAAGAATATACTAAAACTAAAGATAAGGTTACAAGAATTAAGTTAAAGGAAACTCTTAACTTATTAAGAAAACAAAAAGTTGGAAGAAAGGTTACTGATAACCAAGTTTCAGCCTTAATGATGGGATTTGAACTCATCAAAGAGATGAAAAATGTTAGAAAGTAAATTAAGAACATATATTGAAGAACTCGTCAAAGAAGTAGAAGAAGAGTTAGATGAAGTTACCACAACTGCAAATGTAGATGTGTATCAAACTCCTCATGCTTTTTCTGGTAAAGGGAAAAAGGATAGAAGAAAAGATATTGCTAAAAAAGCAGGTGATGATTATACTATCGTTGGTGAGGCAAAAGTAAAAAGACCAGTTAATAGATGGTTAGAATTAAAGAATGATGAAACTCGTTCTCCTAATCAGAAGTTAGCAGTAGGTCTAAAAGAATTGAAATATCAATTGGCAGAGGTTGAAAAGTTTTTCAATTGGTATAACAAAATAAAATCGATGAATGAACTTTCTAAAGATACATATTGGAAGAGAACTAATCGTCATATTTATAATGTAAAAGAAAGATTAATTAACATCGCTAACAGTATTAAGGAGTTAGACCAATGAAAATAACAAAAAATAGATTAAAAGAAATAATTGCCGATGTACTCAGAGAAGAATCTGAATACCAAAAGTTTTTCAAAAAGGCATTAGAAAAAGCTGGAAAATCAATTCCATCTATGTCTGATGATGAGAAAAAAGCATTTTTCAATAAAATTGAAAAAACTTGGAAATCAAGAGGTGCCAAAAATGAAGTTGAAGTAAACGAAGGTAAATTCAAGAGAGAAGAAAAAACATTGAAAGACCTTGCAGGTGTAGTAAAAATTGATTTTTCAGAAGCACTTGAAAGTTTACAAGAAGATGGTGTTCTTGAAGCAATGGACCATTTAGAAAATGCTATTGAGAGAATTCAAGATGTACATAAGATTTTAAAAAGAAAATCGTAAAAGGTAATTATGAAAAAAGGAGAGTTGGTAGATATTATCAACGAGGAAATCAGAGATTTTAAATATGGTGTAAACCATTTTTTAGTTAAAGAGGAACTCGATGAATCGGATAAAGATGTAATAAGAAAAATTATCCGTCAAGAAGTATCTGCGATTTTCTTTGATTTATTTAAGAAACGTAAAAGTTGGGGAGCGTAATGAAAAATTTATTAATAGAAACAAGATTATTTGAGGGTAGAGTAAACGAAGATTCTGAAGGTAGAACTATCGTAAAAGGTATCCTACAAAGAGCTGAAGCACCTAACCAAAACGAAAGAGTGTATCCAAAAGAAATTCTAATGAGAGAGGCTAAGAAGTATGAAACTCTCATTAAAGAAAGAAGAGCGTTGGGTGAATTAGACCATCCAGATTCTTCTGTAATAAACTTAAAAAACGTTTCACATAACGTAAGAGAAATCCATTGGGAAGGTGATGATTTGGTTGGTACAGTAGAAATCCTACCTACACCAAGTGGTAACATATTAAAAGAATTATTAAAAGCAAATATTCTTCTCGGTATATCATCAAGAGGTATGGGTTCAGTAGAACCAATTGGTGATGGTAAAGTGAGAGTAGGAGAAGATTTCGAGTTACTTGGATGGGATTTTGTATCAAATCCATCTACACATGGTGCATTTATGACACCTGTAAATGAATCTAAACAAGTTATTTCTGAGGTTTGTGATGAATATTGTAAAGCTCAAGATTTAATGAGAGAAATAATAACGGAATTATCATGATTAAATTAACTGGTATAGTAGGATTACAGGCATTGGGTAGTATAAACGAATCAACTCGTTCACAAATTGGTGTAATCGATAGAAGTGGAAATATCCTTTCTACATATGTACATTACGATGGATATCCAAAAGGTGTTGGTGCAGTTGCCAAAAAACATTATGGTGGTGGTAAAGTAAAACAACTTTTAAAAATTGATGGTGGTAATGGTATCTCATCTCTTGAACCTAAAATGGATGGTGGTAAAGGACACTCATTTGATAATAGAGTAAAAGGTCAAACTACATTCTACGGTAGAGATAGAGGTGAAAAAGGTGGTAAGTATATGAAAGGTAAACTTGATAAAGTACTTAACTACATTAAAGATGCAGGTAATCAAGGTGGTGCTGAATACGTTTATCTTTATAATGAAAAAGATAAAAAATGGTATTACGCAGATACCTACGAAGATAAAGAATTAAAATTACTGTAAGGAGAGAAAATGAAACTAACAGATATACTTAAAGAATCAGAAGATAGAGGATTATCTAACGAAGTAAAAAGACACTTCTTAGAAATCGTTTCTACATATAACAAATATCAAGAATCAATGGATAGAAAATCTGATATCATTGAGGTTGCTGAAACTTTAGGTGGTATTACAGAAGCAGCAAGAGAACTTGCTCTAAGAGAATCTGATGATTGGTTTGATAAACACACAGTAAAAAGAAATATGAGTGAACTAACTAAATTGGGTTCACAATTTGATAAAGTTGCCAAAGAGGCAAGAAACTTAGACCAAAGAATGCACGGTCTATATGAGGATATGGGTAACATTCTTTCAAGATACTACAAAATTGGTGAAATTACTGAAGATGAAATGAAATCAAGATTAGGTATCAAAGAATCTAAAGGAGATTGTGGATGTGGATGTGGTGGAACTACTCCAGGTGGATGTGGTGATTCAGTAAACGAAGAATCAGTAAAAGTTTCTAACAGAACTCCGAATGGTAATATTATTACTACAATCAAAGAAGTAACAGATTTAAACGAAGAAGAAACTAAACTATACGAATTTGGTCTTAAAGTAGAAAAGGCTTTAATGAGTGAAAAGAATTGTCCAACAGACCCTGGTAAGTGGGCGGCATCAAAGGCTGCTGCTAAAAAGAAGTTTGATGTTTACCCTTCTGCGTACGCAAATGGATGGGCAGCAAAGAACTACAAAGGAAAAGGTGGTGGTTGGAGAAAATGTAAAGGATAACCAGCCATGCCAAAGTACAACTACAAAGCAGATGCACTAACAGATTTTTTTAAAGGTAAACTATCTGCAAAAGAATTAGATAAGATTGCTAGAAACGATTTTGGTAGTGGTGTTGCAACTAAAAAAGAACTATCTAACTTTTTATCAAACAAATTTACTCAAGATGTAATGAGTGATACATATGGTATTCCTGCAGGTACATTAGTAAAACGAGTAAGAGACCTAATGAAGTTCGCAGAATCAGTAAACGAAGATAAATTCTACAATACAAGAGTTCAATACACAGACCCTAAGAGTAAGAAAAAATTTGTTGGTGATGTTGTTAGAAAAGATGGAGATGAATACAAAGTAAACTTAGGTAAAGATGGTAGATTTGAAAAATACATCTTGGCAAAAGCAAAAGATTTAAAAATCGTATCTAAATCTAAGAAGAGAACGTATGAAGCAATAGGAAAACCTACGATATCAAAACCCTTTAAATCTAATGATAGAACTTTCGATAAAGTATATGATACATTTGATAAGAAAGATTACTTCAACTCTAAGGGTTTAGCAAAAGTACAAATCGGAAACTTTGAAAGAGCATTAAAGAAAAATGATAAAGGTGCACAACAAGTTTTAGATATGTTTAAGGGTGATGAGAAAAAAGCAAAAGATTACATTACTCAAGTAATTTCAGATAGAAACAAAGAAAGAGCATTCAACAATTACAAAGCATTAAAATCAGCAGTTGATTCAATCCAAAAAGGAAAACCTAATGTTGGTGCAGTTGATTATGTAAAAAGAATTATCCACAACTCTTCACAAAAATATTCAATAGCTCTTTATAGTACACTTCGTAATAAAAAATTTACTAAGTGGAAAGATGTACATGATGATATAGATTCTTTAGTTAGTGAATCAGTAAACGAAGGTAAAAAAAGATACTACCAACAAGATAGAGTTGGTTCAGCAAAATACACAATCTCTTACCACGATGGTAAGAAGAAACACAAAGATGGTAGTGATTTCTTTGATATCCAAACTTTTAAAAACAAAAAAGATTTAGCAAAGTTTGTAAACACTTTACATAAGGGTGGATATGTTTATGGATTTAATGAATCAGTAAACGAGGCCACAAAAGGTGATGTAATGAGAGCGGTTAAAGGTAGACCAAATCCATATACATTGGTGGTAATCAAACGAGGTGATGTTATTTATCAGAAAAATATCAAGAACCCACAAGAAGTACCTGCTGTCTATAGTGTTATCAGAAAACATATGGATAAGGGTGAAAGAATTCATATCGAAGATAGAACTGGTAAGATTGTTTTTAAAGAAGGATTAAACGAAGCATATATTGTATTGTACGCACCAAAAAAAGGAGTGAAACCAGTAACAACCGCAGCCTACAAAGATAAGAAAGATGCTGAAAAGTGGGCAAAGGATTTGGGTGGCATCACAATGATAGTTAAAAAGAAAGTAAAAGGTATCGATGAAACTAAGGCAGAAATCAATAAAATTAAAAAACAAGCCGGTAAAAAAGAAATAAAGTTCTACGATATATTATCTAATCTTGAAAAAAAATTAGGTAAGAAAAAATATAGAGATTTTTTAGTTAAATCCTTAAAAGATTTTAAAATCAACGGAAATCACTACGATTATAGAACTAATGCAGCTGCAGAAGAAAAACTTTTCCAAGTATCTGAAATCAATACAAATGAAGATTTAAGAAATTGGTTCAAATCAAAGTGGGTAAATATTGGTAAAAAAGATAAGAGCGGTAAACACCCACCATGTGGTACAAGTGGTAAGAAGAGAGGATACGCTAAATGTGTACCTGCAGCCAAAGCGGCATCAATGAGTAAGAAAGAAAAAGAAAGTGCAACTCGTAGAAAAAGAGCAGCACAAAACAAATCGAACAGAGGAGGAAAATCTTCTGCAGGTCAAGGTAAGAAACCTATAAATGTTTCTACACATACTGGTGGAAGAAAAAGTGGGACTGGAAAAGGTTCGTAGTATATATTTATAAATGTTACACTAAATAAAGGAGAATGAGTAAACACCCAAGATTAGTCTCAGTTCAAGTAAGAAAAGGAGACATACAAAAAGCATTAAAAATTTTTAAAAGAAGAGTAAGTGAATCTGGTCACTTATTCGAAGTAAGAAAAAGACAAGAATACGTCAAACCAACCACATTCAAGAGGAAACAAAAACAACAAGCAATCAGACAAAATCAGAGACAAGTTATGATTGATAAGATAGAAAGTGGTGATACATCAATCCGTTTACATACTAAGAAAAGAAAAAAAGGAAACCGAAAATAGCGGTTTCTAATATATTATAATACTTATACACAGTAACACACGATTCTATGTGTGTTTTTTATAGTTGGTTAATGAATACTCATCCTTATATGTAGTGACCAAACAACCGACCTAACATTATTGAGAATCCCCTAATATTTTCAGATTTTAAAAGGAAGGCTAAAACTATGGCAAATTCTAAATTATTAAAAGAAGCCATCGCTGACGCTAAAGCTGTAAGAGAAACTGCAATCGCTAATGCAAAAATCGCATTAGAGGAAGCTTTTACTCCTAAATTACAATCTATTTTATCTAAGAAGTTAACTCAAGAAATTGAAGAGGCTGAAGAGGAAGATAAAGAAGAAGTAGAAGAAACTGTAGATTCATCTGCAATCGGTAAAGGTGATAACAAAGAACCTGAGTACGATGAAGCTCATACTGAGTTAGACCCAGAAACTGAGAAAGAAACAGCAGAAGTAGGTTCAGAAGATGGTAACCTTGACAAAGTCAAAGACCTTAAGCTAGAAGGCGAAGAAGAAGAAGAAAAAGACGAAGTAGAAGAAGGATACGGAGAAGCTGACGCTGATAGAGGCGGAGTACCTGTAGACCCTACTAACGCTGATGATGCTTCAATCGCTGAAGGTGATGAGGACGAAGACAAAGAAGAGGTAGACGAAGAACTTGACCTGGAAGCTATCATTAAAGAGTTAGAAGCTGATATGGGCGAAGAACTTGATGATGAAGAAGAAGGTGAAGTTGAAGATATCGCTAAAGACGTAGTTGACGGACATGAGGAAGAACACCACGAAGGTGAAGAGCACGAAGAGGCTCCTGCTGATGAAGTGGCTGAAGATTCTCACGAAGAAGATGAAGTTGAAGAAGATATCGACTTAGATGAAATTCTAAGAGAAATGGGATATGGTGAAGAGGAAGAAGAAGAGCATGATGGTACAGATGAGATGAAATATGAAGAATCTCAGAAAGAACTTGAAGAAGCTTATTCTACAATCAAAGAGTTGAAGAAAACAATCAACGAAGTGAATCTTCTAAACGCTAAATTGTTATTCGCTAACAAATTATTCCGTTCTTACAACTTAACTAATGACCAAAAAGTTAAGGTGGTTGAAACTCTTGACAGAACAAACTCTGTAAGAGAGGTGAAATTGGTATTTAGTACACTTGCAGAATCATTGAAATTCAATGGTAACAGTAAAAAGCAAAAAATCTCAGAAGGAATCGCTTCTAAGGCAACTGCTTCAACTGCACCAACGAAAGAAGTGATTGAAGAAAGTACTAACAAAATGGCTGACAGATTTAAAAAGTTAGCAAACTTAATTTAATAACATTAAAGGAGAGAAATAAAAATGAGTAATTTTGATTTATCTAAACTAATGGAAGGAAAGAACCCACAAGCTGTAATGTTGGAAGAAACAAGACAACTTAAAGGAAAGTGGGAACAAACTGGACTTCTTGAAGGTTTAAAAGAGAGAGACCAACATCAGATGTCGGTTCTTCTTGAAAACCAAGCAAAACAATTGCTTGATGAAGCAAATGCTACTTCTACATCTTCTGGTAACGAAGAGTGGAGTGGTGTTGCACTTCCTTTGGTAAGACGTATTTTCGGTGAAATTTCATCTAAAGAATTCGTTTCGGTACAACCGATGAACTTACCTTCAGGACTTATCTTCTATTTAGACTTTAAATACAATAATGGACAATTTGGTGGTAGTAACTACTCTGGTTCTTCATTATTTGGTGGTGACGGTAGTGACTTAGGTTCTACTAACGTTGCTCAAAACGGTCTTTATGGAGATGGTAGATTCGGATATACATTATCTGACAAACAAAAAATGGTTGTAAGTGGAAACGTAACTGTTGCTACTGCATCTGTTTTTGATGACTTAAACTATGATTCAAGATATACTGCTTCAGTTGAAGCTGGTAACATCTTTAAAGCAACTATCACAAAATCAAACATTGATTCAACTGCTGATAACGATGCGATTAGAGGATTCTACTTAACAACTTCTGGTTCAGAAATTGATGAAAACTTAAATGCATTCAACAAAGTAGATGGTTCAAGCTATGTATTCTTCTTCTCAGGTAGTGGTGAAGATGTAGGTGCTGTTGAAGTACACTACGCTTCTGAAAACTCTGCAGAGAATAGAGGTGATTTTGAAGATAGAGACCCAGTCTTAAATACTTCTGGTTCTGATGGTGCTACTCTTGATATTCCAGAAATCGACCTTGAGTTGAAATCTGAGGCTATCGTAGCTAAGACTAGAAAACTAAAGGCTGTATGGACACCTGAATTGGCTCAAGACCTTAATGCTTACCACAGTATTGATGCTGAAGCTGAATTAACTTCTATGTTATCTGAGTACATCTCATTAGAGATTGACTTAGAAATCTTAGATATGTTAAGAAGCAACGCGTTAACAACTGAATACTGGTCTGCAGTAATCGGTGAGGAATTCAACGGTTCTGATGGTTGGACTGCTGCATCTTCTGGTGTTGCTTACCAAAAGAACACTTGGTTCCAGACTCTTGGTACTAAACTTAACAAAGTTTCTAACAAGATTCACCAATTAACGTTAAGAGGAGGAGCTAACTTTATCGTTGCATCACCTGACGTATGTACTATTTTAGAATCTATTCCAGCATTCTCTGTGAACGCTGATAAAGATGCTAGTTCATTCGCTGCTGGTGTATCAACAGTTGGTTCTTTAGCAAACAGATATACAGTTTATAAGAATCCTTATCAGACTAACAACGAAATCCTAATGGGCTTCAAAGGGTCTAACTTCTTAGAAACTGGTGCTGTTTACGCTCCATACGTTCCACTTATCATGACACCTTTAGTGTATGACCCAGCTAACTTCACTCCAAGAAGAGGAGTTATGACTAGATACGCTAAGAAAATGGTAAGACCAGAATTCTATGGTAAGATTTATATCAAAGGTATTGACCAAATTTAATATCTGATATAAATAATATTTAAAAGGGGGTGTTTTTCATCCCCTTTTTTATTGTCTTATATTTATAGTTGGTAAACTATATAAAGGAGAGAATATATGAGTACATTAACATATTGGACTGGTTCAGTATCTCAAGATATCTCAGGCTCCACACCATTTGGTATTTATGATAGCGATTCAACCTTCCAATCGGATGGGCCAAAAGTTGCTACTTGGTGTGCTAGGAGATTAGGATATCCTATTATTGATGTTGAACTTATAGATGTAAACTTTTACGCTTGTTTTGAAGAGGCAGTATCAGAATACTCTGCACAAGTCAATCAATTTAACATTAGAAACAATTTAGGTGCAACACTTGGTAAACCAACGGGCACAGATTACACACATAAACAAGTTGCAGGTTCACCACTACCTAATACAATTAAATTATCTGAATCATATGGTACTTACGCCAACGTAGGTGGTAGAACAGATGTTAAAAAAGGATATGTTGAGACAAGTGCAAGTTCTCAATCGTATGATTTACAAACTTTATGGGGAGATGTAAGTGAAAGTGGTAAAAGATTAGATATCACACGAGTATTTCACGAGGCAACTCCTGCAATTAACAGATTCTTTGACCCATACTCTGTAAGTGGACAAGGTACACTTAACTTAGTAGATGAATTTGGGTTCGGTTCTTTCTCTCCAGCGGCACAATTTATGTTAATGCCTATTTTTGAAGATATTCAAAGATTCCAACATATAGAATTTAACGATACAATTAGAAAATCTGCACATACCTTTAATATAGTAAACAATAAAATACAGATTTTCCCAAGACCAACTGGCACATATAAACTTTGGTTTGAATATATTGTAAAAGATGAGTATGATGCCAACTCAACAGTTGTAGATACTGGTGTTGTATCTGATTATTCTAACATTGGATACGATTTCATGACATATACGGATATAAATGATGTTGGTAAACAATGGATTAGAAAATATGCACTTGCACTTGCAAAAGAATTGTTAGGTGCAGTTAGAGAAAAGTACTCAACTGTTCCAATTCCAGGTTCTGAAGTAAGTTTAGATGGTGCTGCATTAAGAGCAGAGGCACAAACTGAAAAAGACCAACTTGTAGAACAACTTAGAGCAAACTTAGAAGAAGTTTCTAATAAGGTACGTTATGAAACCGAGGCAGAAAACTCAGAAAATCAACAAAAGTTGATGGCTAAAGTACCAATTAATATTTATATAGGATAATTATGGCAAGGTTTACAGGCCCAAACGATATAACTCTGTTTAAACACTTTTCAGAGGAGTTGGTAGAAGATTTGGTAACAACTACTATACAGTTGTTCAAACTATCTGTATACGAATCTAAAACGAATCTATATGGTGAATCATTAGGTAAGGTATATCATGGTGGTGTAAACGTAAACTGTCTAATTGAAAGACAAGAATCTGAAGTAAACTATGAAGGATTTGGTTTTGATAGAGGTCAACAAGTAGAATATAGATTTAACAGACATACCTTAGAAGAAAAAACATTATATCCAGAAATTGGTGATATTATTTTCCATAATAACGCATATTTTGAAATTGATAATGTAAGAGAGGACCAAATGTTGGCAGGTAGAACAGAATCTAAGTTCTCAATCATATGTTCAACATTTATGACTAGAAAATCTACAATTAACATAGAGGAGAGAGCAGTATAATGAAAGAACCATTTAACAGTGCACAGAATAAGAGTAGGGCTACTGAAATTTCACTACCACAGAGTGAAAAACTAGCTATATCTTTATATGATGTGGATTTGGCAATCATGGAATACATGAGAGATGTTGTATTGCCCGAACTTGAAGAAGATAATAAGAAAATAAAAGTACCAGTATTGTATGGTAATCCTGAAAGATGGAAATCTGCAAGAAAAGATGGTGTTTTAAGAGATGTTAGAGGTAGATTACAGTTACCTCTTGTAATGTACAAAAGAAATTCGATTGAAAGAGATGGTGCATCAAATTCAATTAACAGATATCTATCATATCCAACATATCAAAAGTACAATAGTAAAAATAAATACGATAAGTTCAGTTTAATGAATGGTGTAAAACCAAATGCACAGAATTATAACATTACTGTACCAGATTATGTTAGTATTACATATGAAGTAATGGTTTGGACATCATTTACTGAACATATGAATAAGATTGTAGAACAATTCCAATACGCAACTGATGATTATTGGGGAGATAAGGATAAATTTAAGTTTAGAGTTAGAATTGATTCATTTGATAACCAAAGTGAAGTAGGACAGGGTTCTGAGAGAATAGTTCGTACAACATTTAACATGGTTGCGAATGCATATCTGTTACCAGAACAATTCAATAAGAAAGAAACTAATACTTTATCATTTGGCCCTAAAAAAATCATCATTGGTATGGAAACTGATTTAACTGGTGGTGGAAAAGGTACAAGTACAACACCAGAATTGTTAAATGAATATGCAGATACATTAGAATACCTTGCATTAAGAGGTTCTGCATCTGGTTCATTTATAGATGCAGATACATTTAAGGTTTCAAATGTTGAAGTACCGAGAATACCACCACAATTAGTTGGTGTAATTGATTCTGATAAGAAATTTACAATTTATATAAATGGTGTAAACATTCCTGCACCTAAATGGAGTAGTGAAGTGAGTGGAAGTGATTTATACATCAATTTCAATACAGGTTCTCTATCAGAAGGTGGAGTTTATCCTACTGATTTACTTTCAACTACATCATCACTTGGTTATATTTTAGAAAACACCGATGAATTTGGTATAACTGGTAAGTTTATAGAATTATGAGTGGAATAAAAGATTTAAGACAAATATTACAACAAATTCATGAGCCAGATGAGTTTAGAATGACTGAGCGTGATTCTAAACATCCACTATACCATATATTTTCACTCGATGGTGCACAGTTTAAAGATTTAAAAACAGAACTTAGAGAATATAGACCAGAACATGCAAGATTTGACATATTTATAAATGGTCAATGGATTTTAGAACAAGATTATATTCTCGAACAAGATGATAAAGATATTTTAGTAAAGTTTATAAAAGAAAACTTTTCTTACACCCTTGATTCAGATGATAAAATTACTATAAAAGGAGATATACAAATAGATGACTAAGAAAAAACCAAATATAGTTGTTCCTCATAATGGTATATCTGCAACAAATTCATTAATAAACGCAGTGATAGATGATTTTTTTGTGTATTCACATACACCTGATTCTCTTTCATTGAGTGGTAATTTATTTACTCTGACTTTAAATAATAAAAAATTCGTATATCAAGAACTCGAAGTTGACTCTAACAAAGATTACGTTTATATTTATTTACAAGGAGTTTTAAAAGATGGTAGTACCTATTCCGTTGAAGATAACGGTACTAACATAGTTATACAATTTAATGAAAGTATTACATTACGACCAGAAGATATCGTAACAACCGATTTCGAAGTTCGTGGAAAGATAGTTAGTAGATAATGGCAACACTTATTCAAAGTAAACAGATTGAAGGAATTGTAACGGCCTCCGTAGTAGAGGGTGTTTTTCAAGTAAGTGGTTCACAGATTATTACTGGTTCGCAAGAGGTATCTGGTGATATTACCGCATCTAATATACGAGTTACTGGTAAATACTATGGTGATGGTTCTCAATTATCATTTGATGGTACTGGATTAGTTAGTGGTTCTTCACAAGTAACAATTTCAAGTACAAGTGGGTTTACTAGCTTTAGTTCATCAATTGCAACCTCAATTGCAGGAATTACCGATACAGACAATCAAACCTTATCTTTCAATCAAGTAAATAAACAATTAACTATTTCTGATGGAAACACAGTTGATTTATCTTCACTCGGTGGAGGTGGAGGTGGAGGAGGTTCATCTATATGGTCAACTGGCTCATCATATTACTATGTATCATCAGATTTACAAGTAACTGGTTCGTTTTCGGCAACTTCTTTAACTGGTTCGATAAATTATTCAAATTTAACTAACGTACCAACCCTAATTAGTTCATCTGCACAGATAACTGCGTTTGGATTTGTAAGTGAGAGTGGTGGTAGTACACCCGCAGGAACAATTAGTGGTTCAGAACAAATAACCTCATTAGGATTTATATCAGAATCCGTAGATATAAGTCAATTAAATTCATTTACTTCTTCTATTCAAACAGAAGTTGATGCAATAAGTGCTGCTACTTCATCTTATTTGACAGAATTACCAAGTGGAGTAGTTAGTGGTTCTGTTTTAAGAACATTAGATGGAACAGATGTAATTAGTTCATCTGCACAAATTACAGCATTCGGATTTGTATCAGAAAGTAGTTCAGTACCTGCAGGAACAATTAGTGGTTCAGAACAGATTACTGCACTTGGATTTATTAGTTCATCTCACACAGATATAACTCAATTAAATTCATATACTTCTTCTAATGATACAAGATTAGATGGTATAGATACGGTTACTGCTTCATTAGATACAAGAATCACTACTGAAAAGGATAGAATAGATAATATATTAAGTGGGGCTAATGCAGATTACGACCAATTCGTAGAGATTGTTGATTTAGTAAACTCAACAGATACAGAAAATGATACTGCATTCGCAAACCACTATACTTCAAGTAGACAAAGGGATTTATCACTTGAACAATTCAGTAGTTCAATACAAACTGAAGTAGATGGATTAAGTGCAGCAACTTCTTCATATCTAACTTCATTAGATAGTGGTATTATAAGTTCATCAGAACAATTACCTGGT